CTTTGACTTCCAACAATATCTTTAGCACTTTGTATAATATCTTTAAAAGTCATAGAAGTGCCAGAAGCAATATTATAAACTTCATTTACACTTTCCCCTTCAAGAATTAATTTAATCGCTATACAAATATCTTCAACAAACATATAATCTTTTAAAAATTCACCACCACCATAAAGTTTAATATCTTTATTTTCTTTTAGAAGTCCAATCATATACCCAAGAACATTTTTTTCAGGAGAGATGGTCTTATCTAATCCATATACATTTCCAATTCTTAGGATTCTGTATTTGATTCCAAAAGTTTCACAAAAAGAAATGAGTAATTGTTCGGCACATCTTTTGGTAATTGAATAGAAACCAGTCGGATTACAACAATCAGTTTCTTTAGCATCTATGATATCATTACCATAAACAAATCCAGAACTGATAAAGTTAAAAGTCACATCTCTACCCTTACACTTTTCTAAAACATCAACGAAGAGACTTAAGTTAGTATCAATATCAATATGTAAGTTACTAAAAACACTTTGATTTGTTGTCGTACTAATAAAGTATAAGACTTCATTTGTTTCAAATTCTTTAGATTCTCTTGAAACTAAAACTACATCTTCAGAATATAATCTGTGAAATGTTCCACCTATAAACCCAGTTCCACCAAACACTGAGATTTTATTCATACTTATCACACTCAGAAAAAAGAGTTCCTTTCAAATCTTTTTCAGACATAATTGGATTATCGGTGCCCCAATCAATACCTAAATCGCTCCACAATAGACTTCTTTCGTGTTCCGTGTATTGATAGTCTGTGACCTTATAAAGCACTTCTGCCCGCTCTGAGAGGACCCTGAACCCGTGTGCGAATCCTGGAGGCACCCAAAGTTGTTTTGATTCAGGAGAGAGATTGACACCGATCCACTCACCAAAAGTAGGAGAATTTTTGCGAAGGTCAACAATTACGTCATAAATCTCTCCAGAAATACACCTTACAATTTTACCTTGTGGGTGTTCAATTTGATAATGAAGGCCCCTAATTACATTCTTTACAGAAACTGAATGACAGTCTTGTACGAACTCATAGGGTCCGATAATTTTTTGTACTTCACGAAGATTAAAAGATTCTGTAAAAGATCCTCTCTCATCTTCAAAAACATTCGTAGTGAGAATATATGCGTCTTTAAGTTCAGTTCCGATTGCGTTCATACCATTCAATTGTTTTTTCTAATCCTTCTTCTAAGGTAAATCTTGGAGACCATTTAAGTTCGTGACGGATCTTCGTAATATCCGTAGAATATCTAAAGTCATGACCAGGACGGTCTTTCACATATTCTATCATATCTTCCTTCATATTCATACGGTCAAGAATCATACGAACAAGATCAATATTTCTTACTTCACATTCACCACCAATATTATACTTCTGACCTACTCTACCTTTCAACCAAACCTCACACAATGCTTCACAATGATCTTGAACGTACAACCAATCCCGAACTTGTCTTCCGTCACCATACACAGGAATCCTCTGTCTTTGTTGAAGATTTTTGATTGCCTTAGGAATCATTTTTTCAACATACTGTCTAGGACCGTAGTTATTGGAACAGTTAGTGATGATTGCTGGTAGTCCATAAGTATTATGATATGCCATTACAAAGTGGTCCGATGCTGCCTTAGAAGCAGAATATGGATTACGAGGAGCATAGTTGGAGTTCTCCGTAAAGTATCCTTCTCCTATAGATCCATAAATTTCGTCTGTAGAGATGTGAATAAACTTTTGAACTTCATACTTTAGAGAAAGGTTCAAAAGATTAACAGTTCCATTTATGTTTGTATGAATAAATGGAGAACAATCTTCAATTGAATTATCTACATGACTTTCTGCCGCCAAATGAAAGACTGTAGTGGGTCTATGTTTTTTAAACACAAATTCACAGTTATGTTTGTCAGCAATATCTGTGGTGTAAAACTTAACGCGATCTGGAATGTTATGCCAGTCAGAAGCGTAAGTTAATTTATCAATACAAATTACTTCTTCATCATACGATTCTACTAAATGATGAAGAAGATTACTACCAATAAATCCAGCGCCGCCAGTTACTAAAATTGTCATAATTAATTATTCTCAATTGAATATTTTTTTAATATTTCTGGTGAATATTGATTTACTGCCGACTCTTGATTTTTCTCGTCTCGTTTTTGTTTTTCAAGCAAATAAACTCTGTTTCTAATTTCGGTAGAAGAGTATTGATGTCTTCGTAAATGATAATGTATTTCTATACCATGATCTATACAATATTGCTTTCCAGTA